AAGGGCTACGGCTACGGCGGTCTCTGAACGCTCAGAGTTTTTTGTTTAATCTACCCCCCGTTTTTCTTTAAAAAATATGAATCTATTTGAACTGATAGGCCCAGCGCAACTTGCGCCGCTGATCGGCGTAACGCGGCAGCGCGTTTCGTTCATGCTCAAAAACATTGAGCGTGGCGACAACAAGCAGCGGGTGAATGAAGCGCTTCGGAAGTTGGCAGCGCTTATCCAGAAAGAAACAGACCCGGAATAACTGCCGGGCTACCCGCCTAAACCGTATTCGCCTGAAAATTAGGCGGGTACGGTTTTTGTGTTTATATTTGTGCCGGTGATTGTGCCGGATTTTTATAAACACCCTTCCTTTTATGTCTTTCAAGGAATACCTCCGCAGTCCCGAACGAAAAGCATCCTTTCTTCGGGCCACGCCTAAAAATAACCTGCCGCCGCTTCGCGAGCGCCTGGAGTTCGTCCATCACTCCGACGTATGTAACTGGGCGGAAAAATACAACGGCGGCGTTATCCCGCATGAACTCGCAATGGACGAAACGATCGGCCAGGCATGAAACGCGCCCTTTGCATCGGATTAAACTACACCGGACAGCCGTTTGAACTCGGCGGCTGCGAAAACGACGCCCGCGACCTGCAAGCCCGCATGAAAGCGGCGGGGATAAACGCGGACATAGCGACGGGTATTTATTCGGCGGAGCATTTGTTTGCCAAACTGAACACCTACCGCACAATTCAAAAAAAGGCGGATACGCTGTATATTTCTTTCTCCGGCCACGGTACGCAGATTCCGGGCGGAGAGGCAGACGGTAACGCGGAAGGCATTTGCCTATGGAATGGGAAAAAGATTCAGGTTGTCCGCGATACCGACCTGAACACCGCGCTTGCCATTATTCCCGGCAGCGTCGTTATGGTTCTGGATTCCTGCTTTTCGGGCGGCATGGATCGCAACGTAGTCCCGCCCGGAATGCGGAAACGGTTTATTCCGTTTTCGGAAGACATGGAACTTGTTGCAATCAGCCTGATAACAGGCGCGGCGCGAGACGCACTCGTTCCAAAAGACAAGTTGTACTATTTGCAAGCCTGCGGCGAAGACGAAGTTTCCTACGACCTTGGAGAAAACGGCTTATTTACGTCGGTTCTGTGCACAGCATACGACAGGGCAACGCCCGCAAAGCGCACAATCAAGGGGCTTATTCAGACCGCACAGCACGCCGCGAACGGCTGGCAAAACCCGCAGTACCGCATTTATGGCGGAAGCGCAGGAAAGAAACTGTTTTGAAACGGGCAATTACATGGTATCTTAACCACCGGGACACAGTAGACGCGATTATCGCAGGGGTTCTTATAGTGGTACTGATTTACAGAATATCCAGATAGATACGCGTGCATAATTACCAGCCAATATAAACAAGTTTCGCCTGAATTCCTTTTGTCGCCAAATAATGGCGAAATAGAGGCAAGCGAAAACGAAACGATAGACACCCTTTTGTCCTTAAACGAACAAAGTGCAACGGAATAGATGTTAACCTATGTTTGGAGGGGAAGGGAAGAAGGGGAAGAAAGGCAAGTAAAGGGAGGAGAGCGCCGTAAAAAAGAATCGCCCCTTTCGGGGCGAACTACCGGGAGTGCTACCCCAAGCGCTGTTTTAGTGAGGCAAAGGTAGAGACGCCGTTTGCACTTATGCAACTTTTGGGGCGTGTTTGTGACGTATATAACCAAGGAAAACTCTTTAAGGCGTTGGGATACAGCAACAAAACGTTTTGTTGATACAGACGATAGATCACCAAACTCGCTGGATGATATTGAAATCCCCGGAAATGTGCTTTATTCCGGGGAGAAGTATTTAGACGATTGGGTTAATAAAACAGGGGAATAACAGGAAATGGCAAACAAAAACGCCATACCACCGGAACACGGTAAGTTTAAGGCCGGGCAATCCGGAAACCCGAAAGGACGTCCAAAGGGTGTTCCTAACACGGCCACGCGCCTTCAGCGCTTCCTAAACGCCACGCGGCGCGGTAAAAACCCTGTTTCCGGAGAGGAGGAAGAATTTACCGTCGCGGAATTGATGGACTTGCAGCAAATCGCAAAGGCCATAAAAGGCGATACCGCCGCATGGGAGAAGATTATAGACCGTTTAGAGGGCAAGGCGCGGACGCCGGTAGACATGAATGTAAACCAGACCGCGACGGCTGACGAACTTACCGTCGAACAAATGGTGGCAATTGACCAGATAATAAACGGCGGAAATGGAAACAGCGACAGCGGGGCCAAAAATAAAGTATCTGCGGGCAAGTTGGGCGGATGACATCCGCGTTTCCGCCGTTGCGTCCACAGGGGTTATACCTATCCGGATAAACGACGCCTACCTGCCGCACATGAACCGCCCGGAGCGCATCCAGATTTGGTACGGCGGTAGCGGCAGCGGAAAGTCCGACGCAAAGGCGACGGAATTATTGTTGAAATGCCTGTTAAATCCGTTCTGCCGGGTTTTGTTTCTTCGGAAGTACGGAACGCAAATACGGGATAGCCAATTCCTGCTATTCAAAGACCTTATAAAACGCTACAACCTCGGCGCGTTCTTCACGGTCAAGGAATCGGAAATGGACATCTATTGCAACCTGAACGGGAATGTGTTGCTTTCTGCCGGGCTGGACGACGTGGACAAGTTGAAGTCGGTCGCCGACATTACGGACGCGTGGATCGAAGAACCGATGGATAAAAAAGGGTCTATTCTGTCCACCGATTTTACGGAGTTAGACCGCCGCTTGCGCAGCCTGCGGGCCTCAAACCACATCCATTTGACCTTCAACCCGATCAGCAAGGAATCATGGATTTACGACTTTTTTTTCCGTTCCGACCTGTACGGGGCCTTTAAACTGAAAACAACGTATCTGGATAACCATTTCAGCCCGCCGGAGCAAGTGCGGCAGTTTGAAATACTGAAAGAGAAGAAGCCGGACGAATACGCGGTTTACGCCCTCGGTGAATGGGGAAGCCTGAAACAAGGGTTGGTTTTCCCGGAGTACAGGATCGTTCCGGACTTTCCGAAAGACTGCCGCAGGTGGGGGTACGGGTTGGACTGGGGGTTTTATCCCGACCCTTGCGCAATTGTACGGTGTGGCACGAAGGGCGACGGGCTGTATCTGGATGAAGTGGTGTACGAAAACGGCCTAACCAGCGACACGCGGGCGGCATTGATGCAGCAGCGGGGCGTAGGGCGCACAGCGCGAATTGTAGCGGATAGAAACCCGGAGGCGATAGAGGAAATGAGAAGAAAGGGCTTCCCGAATATCACACCGGCAACGAAAGGGCCGGGCAGCGTGAAGGCTGGGCTTGATACTATGAAGAACTTTACCCTGTTCGTTACCGAACGGTCGAAGAACATACAAACAGAATTGAACAACTACGAATGGGAGAAAGACCGCAGAACCGATCTACCAACCGGCGAACCCGTAGACGCGTATAACCACGCGATAGACGCGGCGCGGTACTGGGTAATGGATACGGTTACGGCGGTGCGCCTTCCGAATTTTGGCTAAATAGTTTTAGTGTATCCTTCATATTCGCTTCTGGAGCGAATTTTCAACTCCGCCTCTGACGCTACCCCGTCGAGGCGGTTTTTTATTTCCCTGACAATGTATTATTTGCACGGTTTTTGCTACCTTTGTAGCGATTTTTCGCTTTTGGGGTAGCGAAAGCGGCCAAACACGCCGCGCAAATGACAGAACAGGAGTTAATAAACCTGCTCACCGATAACATACAGTTTCAACTTCGCCACGCAAACTACACGCGGGCGGTTGAAATTCGCAACTTCTCCCGCATGATCGCCACAGGCGAAGGGCAGGACGAAGAAGTAACGCGATACCGCAGGTTTGAAGATGAAACCCTGAAAAAGCAGCGCAAGCGCCTGTACAACCCGCTCACCAAATACGCGCTTGCCCGTCCCCGCAAATACTGGAAAAAGATGTTCCGTGTAGAGGGTATCCGCCGCAGGATCGAAGCGCCGGACGAAACCGCCGTGAAGGAGTTGGAAAATATGTTTTACAACTTCATGCCGGGTGAATCGCTGGAACAGTGGCAAAACCGGGTGGTTGAATACCTGGGCGTCGTCGATCCGAACGCTTGGATTCTGTACGAACGCAACGACGAGCGCGGCGCAGACGGCCTTATCTCCAAAACATCCGTTTACCCGGTAATTATTTCTTCGGTAGACGCGCTGAATTATGAAAAGAAATACGGCGCCCTGCAATGGCTGTTATTCCGGACAATCACAATCGAACACACGGTTAAGAGCGGATACCGGCAAGACCGCCTACTTGAGAACTACTACCTGTATGCGCCCGGAATGATCGTTCGTGCACGGGAAGTAGGCGAAAAGACCATTCAGGAGCCGGGCGAAGTGAGTATGGATATTCCGGTCTATTCCGCGCCTGACGCGGAGGCCACAACGTCACCGTTTTACGAAAAGGTGCCGTCCGCCACGGGCGCGGCCCGCAATGCAAAACCGCCGACGGCTACGCAGCCGGCAAACCGTACATTTTACATTTCTACGATCCAGAACGGAACAACAGAAGTCCCGGCGGAATGCGTCGGTGCGTACATGGACGAGGTGTCGGGGTCAGACGTGTTTGTCGCATGGTTCGACCCGGCGGAAGACGTTTTCCGCGATTTGATCCGCGACAAGTCGGTTTCCGATGTGCTTAAGATCGTGTACGCATACCCAAAAACATGGGAATTCACGCAGCGTTGCCGCCATGTGTCCGAAGACATGGGGGTTTGTGACGGCGGTTATTATAGCGGGATAATTGACGAACACCACCGCTGCCAGAGTTGCAACGGGACGGGCATTTCGGCAAATTTCACAACCGAACAGGAAACGCTACAAATTCCGCTGCCGGAAGACCCACGGGCCATGCTGGAACTCGCCAAACTGTCCTTTACGCAGCCGGTGGATATTTCCCTGCTTCAGCACGTCGATGCAAGCGTGGAAACTGCCGAAAAGCGCATTATGGCGGCGGTTTTCGACTCTGGCCTATACCAGAAGCCGACGAATAGCCAAACGCGCACGGCGACGGAGGTTAACGCGGAAATGGACGGCATTTCGGACGTTCTGCACCCGTTCGGGGCGCTACTTTCCCGGCACTTTGAACTTGCCTATCGCGTTGCGGCGCAATACCGTGAAATACAAAACTTCACGGTAGACCATTCCTTCCCGGACGACCTGAAGATCGAAACCCTTGCCGACATGGTCGCAGCGTTCGACGACATCAAAAAGTCCGGCGTCGGTTACGAAGCCGTCGCAGCGCAGCGCAAACGTATTTTCCAAAAGCAATTTGAGGGGTCGCCCGACGTGCAAAAGCGCATTGAGGCGCGGTACCGCTTCCTGCCGTTTGATGACAAGACGCCGGAGGACGTTTCGTTCGTCCTTTCGGCGTTGTCACCTACGGACAACACGCGGGTTTTGTGGACATACTGGCTGCAAATATTCGATGAAATCGAAGAACAGTATGCGGCATTCCCGGACATGGAGTACGGCAGGCAGCGGGAAATTGTGGACGCCAAGGTGCAGGAATTCAAGCAGAAAATGACACTGGCGGGCGACGTTGTGCCGGTAAGCGCGACGGAGCCGCCGAGTTTTAACCAGGTAATTCCCGGAGTAGCCGGGGCGCAATGAATAAATGCCAACCCGTGACGAACTGATAAACCGCCGCATCGCGGAGAGCGAAAAAGCGGAAAAGCAAACGGGGGTAGTTGTCCGGGGATTGCAGGCGATAGCGTATGGACTTGTGACGGACTGGTTAGTCGGAGCGATTGAAACGGACGGCGGGCGGATAAAATACACGGCAAAGAACCTGGGGCGCGTGCAAGGACTGTTTTCGGTCTTTCAGAAATTCCAAAAGGAATACGAAAGCACGATACTTGGAACGGTGCTGGATTGGGCGGGCCGTTTGTTCGGATTGAATGCACAGTATTTCGAGGCATTCGACAACCCGGCGGAAAGCGTGGACGATGCGGCGCGGCGGTTAACCCTGCAAAGGTGGGGTTACAACACATTGACAAAGGAATTGATACCGGGCGGATACTTTCAAAGCCTGTTTAATAGCGCAACCGTCGCGCAGCGCGTGGCGGGGCTGGTTAATCAGGCGATTGCACAGAAAATGCCGCTTGCGCAATTCCAAAGGGTATTTCGGCAAGTGTTTGTCGGGCAGCCGGGGCAAGGGATGCTTGAAAGGCATTGGAAAACAAACAGTTTTGATTTATACCAGCGGATAGACCGGACGGCAAACCTTGTTTATGCGGATCGTTTGGGGCTGGATTATGCGATTTACAGCGGGACGCTGGAAGAAGACAGCAGGCCGTTTTGCATCGCAAGGGTTAATAAGGTGTTCGGGCGGGATGAAATAGCGGCTTGGGCGAACCTCGAATTCGCGGGAAAGCCGAAAATCGGGTATGACCCGTTCACGGATTGCGGCGGGTTTAATTGCAGGCACCATCTGTCATGGATCAGTAACGAAATAGCCGCGCATTTGCGTCCAGAAATAAAAGCACAACAATAAATGCCCACACTCCTACAAACACGCAGATTCACGGTAACAACCGGCAGCGGCGATACTTCGGTAACGCCGGTTACGGCTACCTTGCGTTACAGATGGGAGACGGACGGCGAAGGGCGGTTTTTCAGGAAGAAACTAAACACGCGCCTGCTGTTCAAAGGCACGGATTACACATTTTTTAAGGCGCTGTACGACGCGGCGACGTGCGACGAAACGACAATACTGATTGAGCAACTTTGCGGCGGCGTATGGGGGACTGAGTATGAAGGGCGAATTATCATAGCAAGCGGGGAATACGACTTAGATCGCTGCGAAGTAACGTACCAGGTCTTGCCGAACGACAAATACGAGTGCTTCAACAAGGCTATAAAGCAGTCTGTGGACTTCCTGACCGTTTCGTCCGCCGTTACAGTTCAGAGCATTTACGGCACAATCGAAACCGTTACCTGTATCTACAACGGTGCGTCATTCGGCACGAATTCAATCAACCTTTTCCTGAAAGACTGCTGGTCGGGTGGCACGCACGATGTAACTACCGGCACGACGCCGGACCCGGCGCTTGCATGGCGACCGAAAGAACACGAACAGCTGTTCGACACGCCGACCGCCGGGCAGTTGCAAATAGTTACCACATGGGCGCGGGAGACCGCTACTTCAGTAGGCAGCCCGCCCGGTAGCGGGTGGATAAATATTTCCGGCACTACATGGGTGCGCCCGTTCATGTACAACACGATAGAGGAAAGCAGAACGGCTACGACGTACAATTTTACGGCGACGGTTGCCGATGCTGAGGCAGACAATGGCAGGTTATTCGGCGAAGTTGTCGAGGCTATTGTAGACGACTTTAATTGCGGCATTACCGGCGTTCGCTCTAATTTCTTCGGGATCAACGCCGACGCAACAAACCCGTCTAACGACGCCTACGACATGGCGGCGGCGTACTTTCAGGAATGCGTATTGTTCCAAAAGTCCGACGTTGTACGCGCTTCCGCCGATGCGAACGCCGTGCGGTTGTTGATGACATTCGAGGAATTCCTTACCTCGCTACGAAACAGCCTGAACGTTTATTGGGCAATCGTGCCGGACGGGTCAGATTATTACCTGTATTTGGAGCATTGGACGTACTTCGACGGCCAAAATGGCACGGATTTAACCACGCTGGACGGCGGTAAATACATTGTAGGAACAAACAAATTTCAGGCGGAAAGCGAAGTCCCGGCGGCGGAGATATTCAACTATCAGGAGTCTTTTAACGACGATTTCTTGCGCAAGGAGATTCGCTACCCGCAGGCTTGCGCTACGTCGGACGAGACAAAAGATTACAGCCTTTCGCAGATGTGCGCCGATTTCGGCGGGCTGCTTGACAATTCAGACGCCGGACTGGACGGGTTTGTGATGGTTTCGGCGTTCTCTATTTCAGGCGGTAACTACCTGATCGACAACACAAACTATGTCGCGAACGGCATAATGTCGTGGCGCGAATTATTCCCGACGCTGTGGGCCTTCGGGCGCTACGGCGACGATGTAAGCACGACGGCGGGGGCGATGACCGTGCAAAGCGTGCGCAAGCGCAAGGTGCAGACGAAGATAACCTATAAAACCTGCTGCGATGACGGCGAATTTAACCCGAACGAACTGATCCAAACCGGCCTCGGATGGGGGCAGGTGAAGGATGCGGAATACGACGTGCAAACGAACACAATAACCGTAAATCTGCTTCAACAATGAAAATGATGAAGGAACCGAAACACCCACGCGGTAAAGAAGAAAAGAACCACAAAGGCGAACACGGCATGAAATCCGCGAAGCCGAAAGCGCCTAAAATGAAGGCTACTAAAAAAGGTAAAAAATGATACCGATTAATCCGGGCAACCTGCTCCCGGTTTTCCTACCGGGCTACAATGCGACACACCGGCCCTATCAGCGGCACCGGCAGATCGGGACCGACCAGGTGCCGTACGGTATCCCCGCGCCCCGGACACGGTTGTTGCCCGTTCAGTTTTACCTGTCCGGAACAGCGCAGACCGTTGGTTCGTGGAAACTGATTTCCCCGATTGACGACACTACGGAAGTCGTTTTGGACGAAACGCAGGTTACCGTAGAGGCGCTTGCCGACAATTCCGGATTCTGGGTTACATGGTACGCGGACGAACTGCTTACTGTTGTCCCGGACTGTGGCTACTGGTACATGGTCTTTGAAATGTCCGGGGCGGGGAATGTGTACAGCGAAGTCCTGTATGTGAATGATCTGTGCGGCATGGAAGACGCAGCGCTAACTATTTCGGGCTGCTCGTCAGGTGACGGCAGCGTAACGATAAAATTCACGCGGACGGTTTACGCTGCGGACGGGTATAGTATTGCCCTGGAGCGCTATAACGCGGGATGGTCTACACTTGTAACGGGCGACGGTGCGCCGCATAGCGTAGTCGAAAGCGTGGGTACTTTGTCGCGGCAATACCGCATAGTAATGACTTCGCCGTGCGGCGTTGTTATCACCAAAACCTATACCGTTACATGGGACGCGGGCGACCCGTGCGGAACGCTGGCAATAAGCGCCCCGACCACGGTAACGGACATTTCCGGCATTGCGCCCGGCGCTGCGACATGGCGGCTAACATTCACGCACTCAACCGACAAGGGAAATGTACTGTATCAGAATGATTATACACAATGGCTGTTTTTGCCCGCGCCCGTATGGGATCGCCCGGAGATACAGCGCAATGTAGAAAAGACGGAAGACGGCTACGGAAACGAGACGCTGCGGTTTTCCCGCACGGTAACGCGGCAGGGATTCGAGTTCGCGGACTGCCCTGACTGGCTAATAACCTTCCTTGCAAAATGCGGGGATTTGGACACGATAGTTTACCAAGACGTGCTTACAGGCGTATCGTTCACGGTTTCAAACGTCACGTTTGAAAGCAAGGAGCAAGGCCCGGCGCTGAACACAGGCCGGATTTATTTTGACGCTGAAATTGACACGTTCGCAGACTGTCAGGAAAACTTTGAATTGGCATAAATGGCACTGGACAAGATACTCGACGAAATACGCCGCATAAAAGCGGAACTGACCGCAAACCGGCAGGCGGAGGCGTTGCGTATTGCATTCGATCAACTTGCCCTTACAAAACTACGCATACAGACACGCGGCGAAAGTGCCGCAGGCGGGCCGTTTGCGCCATACGTTCCCGCGTACGCGAAGGAAAGGAAGGCGGCGGGGTATCAAGTCGGTTATGTCGATTTTACGCGCACGGGGCGGCTTTGGGCGAATATCGCGCCCGTTGTGGAAAGCAGCGACGCGACATCGGTAACGGTGGTTATTCGCGGGCAAAGCCAACTAAGCGAAGACATACTTGCGGGACAATCGCGGAAGCGCGGCAACATCCTGCAACCATCGAAGGCGGAACTGGATTTAGTGCGGGCCGCGAACCGGGAAAGAATACGAAAGGCATTTGGTTTAACAGCGTAAAAACATGGTATCAGTAGTTGCCGACATATTAAAATCAACCCTTTCAAGCCTCGACTGGATTGAGCGTTTGGGCGGTCTTGTCGTTCCCGCCACGCGGCCCGTTATCGCGCACGGCGCGGACGGCGTTCAGGTTGTAACGGGCTATCAGTCCTATCCGGTTGCCTGCGACGTGAACGTGGAAAACTGTTGGGAGAACGGCAAATTCAAGCACTTCGAGCCGGATAGTTCAAAAGCCGCTATTGCGTATTTCGTTGACAACGGCGGGATTGGCATGCAGGCGGTGGAGGGACCTAAAAACACCTTTCTGAAATGCTCTTTCGACATCCGCTTTCTGTGCTGGATGAACTTAAAGCGTTTGGGCGACCAGATCACCGATTCCGCCTGCTATGCCGCCGACCGGGTAGCGCCTTACGTTATCGCGCAGTTTATGAACGCGGGCGGAAACATCGCATTTACGGCGACGGACATAGCAGCCATTTTCGGGGCGTCGGACGTTCGCTCGGACATATTCCAGGAAGTGCAGGTGACAGGATGGCGGCAGTTGCGGCGGGAACCGTCCATGTTTCTGCCGTTCACGTTCGCCACGGACGGCGATAAGCGCGGGCTATTCATTTGGCCGTACGACTACTTCGGCCTGCAACTAACCGGCACGTTCGTAATAAACCGGAACTGTCTGCCGTCACTGTACACAGCGCCCTTTGTGGCGAATACGCAAGCCTGCCTCTACCCGTAAATGCTCTCCGCCCTCTACATCGGCCTTTGGGCTTATCTGTACTGTAAGCCAATGTCGCAGCCCGGCGCGATATTCTACCTGCTCAAACTGGCGGCTTCCTACCTCCCTATGTGGCTATATATGCCGCTGATCGGTTGTCCGAAGTGCCACGCCGGGCAGGTGGCCCTGTGGTGGCAGTTGTGGCGATACTTCCACGGCGACGGCTTCGACATCCGGGTTATTCTTATAGCCGTCGCCGTCGCGTATGCGCTGGAAACGGGGCATGAGATTGTTGATAAATATTTGAATAAATGAGTGAGAAAGCAGAATTTAAACCAATAAAATCACTCCCGAAAAACGATTCGGGGCAGTTGACATACGAGCCATTTACAGCGAGCGGAAACAAATATCTGTTTATCCGTCCGGGGTCAGAAATAGGAATAAAGAAATGGGGCGAGTACGAAAAACTGAAAATAGTTGTCGGCACTGGCCAGACGTTCCAGGGAATTGTACAGGCGTTCAACGAGATAGGAACCGTCGCGGCGGCGGACAACCCGTTCGCGGAAATCCGAAAGGAGGTGATCTTGTTGGCAGACGCTTACAAGAAAGGCATTTTGGACATGAGCCGCGACAGGTTCAACAAGGCGTTTTACCTGTGCAGCCTGTTCATTTACCGGGAGGGAGATGATCCGTACCAGTGGAGCATGGAAAGGGCGGAACAATACATTTCCGACTGGGAAGAAGAGCGCATTTCGGAACTCGACCTGTTTTTTTTTGCCATGCTGTTGATACCTGGATACAACAATGTATTGCAAGAATTAAAAGGCGAAGCGGACAAGCAAGCGGCAAAATTGTCGGTCGTTACTGGTTAGAAAACACGGGCGCTTACGAACTGGCAGCGGATAGAATAGACCAAGACCTACGCCATGCGATGGAATTTGTAATGCGGGTAAAGCCATTCTATCGGGAAGACGATTTGGCCAAAAAGGGGTTTTTGACATTCTTCACAATGCTGGACGAATGCGAACGCATGGAGCGCGAGGCGGTGGAACGAATGGAAAAGGCGCGGGATTAGCGCGGATAGATGACGTTTTCGCGGTCGTCAAAAATAGCGGTTAAAGTGTCTCCGTCGGACGTGTAACGGCACAACGTTGTTTGTTCGGTTGGAAAGGTCCTGAGGCGCTTGAAAACGGTTTGCAGTGAGTCGGCAATGCGAAAAAGGCTGTCACAATGAGCGCGGGCTACGGAGTCGGGGCCATAGTATTTCAGGGTAAGCGCGTATTGATCGGCGGCGCGGTTATAGTTGGTTCGCGCTGACACAAACAAAAGGGAATCAACCGCGTAACGCGGCGCTGATTTTTGGAAAACAATCTCCGCATATTTGTCGCCGGAAAGCCGGACAACAGCGGACGCGAAAGGGTCTTTACTGGCCCGGATAGCGATAAGCGAAATAATCGAAACGGCGAGGCAGGCGAAAGCGATAATGCCAATGCGCTGCCAAAGTTTCAGCGCCAAAAAACGTAAATACAAATTCTGCTTTTTCATTGTAAGTTGATTTGAAAGGCGAACATATCAAATTTTAATCCAAAACGCGACACGCTTTAACATGGCAGATGAAATTTTTAAAAGCACATTCGACGACAGCGAACTAATTGCAAAACTTGAAAAACTCGAAAAACAGGTTTTGCAGATCGGGGAAGCCGCCGACAAGGCGGGCAAATCCATGACGGACGCACTCGGAGAAGCAAGCGCCGCAGCGGACGAATTCAGCCGCGAAATAGACAAAAGCGCAACGGCAACGGCGCGGCAGGCGCAGGCGGTGCAGTCCGCAAGATCGGCAAACCAAAGTTGGTTGCAGTCAATCCGTCAAACCATCGCAGGCCAGCAGATCGGCGGAAAGTCCCTTGGCGAATGGGCGCAGCAGGCGCAGGAGTTCGCCGGGAAAATTCGCGCCGGTACGCTTGCGACGCAGGGCGCGGGCGCTGCATTCAAGATATTTTCCGGAATCCTGAAGGCATCAGGGATTGGCCTTGTTATTGGGCTTATTGCCTCTGCGATCCAATATTTTAGTAAGTTCCAGTCAGGGATCGACAAGGTTAGCCAGGTCACGGCGGGACTAAATGCAGTAATTACCGAATTAATAGACCGATTTACCAAATTAGGGTCGGCTATTTTACGCGCTTTCTCCGGGGATTTTGTAGGCGCTGCGCAGGATGTTACAGCCGCCGTTACCGGCATAGGAGATGCGCTTATAAATGCGGCCACGGCGGCCTACAATCTCGAAAAGCGGGTGCAGGCGCTACGCGATGCGACAATTACGGCAAGCGCGGAATCGGCCAGGCAGCGGACGGAATTAGAGAAACTGAAAGCCATCGCGGACGATGAAACGCAAGGGATCGGCAAACGGATAAAGGTTTCGCAGCAGGCGGCGGAAATCGAAAAGAAGATTGCCGCCGACGCGGTAGACCGCGCACTTGAAGCGCAGCAGATAGCGCAGGCGAAGTTCGCACTGGACAAGGAAAGCCTTACAGCCCGCGAAGATGCGGCAAAAGCGGAAGTCGCATTTCAGGAGGCTGTGCAAAACCTGAACGCTACAACGTATGCGGCAGAACAAAAACAGCGGGAATTTCGCAAGCAGGCGTCCGAAGAGCGCAAAAAGCAACAAGACGCGGAGAAAAAGCGGCTTGAGGAATTTCAAAAACTGCTTTCTGACATTCAGAAGCAGGCCGAAAACCTCGACATCGAAAACACCTTTAATCCTATTGAAAAAGTCCTAAAGCAATTCGATGCCGCCACGGCGGAGGCCAAAAAGTTGCAGGAAAAACTGTTATCCCTTGCGTCCACGCCGGAGCAGCGGGACAAGGTAAACAAGGCAATAGAGGCGCTATTTGCAGAGATAAACGCCAAATATGCGGAAGAATTCAGCATCGCGGTAGACGAACTCGAAAAACTACGGGGCGGGCAAAAAAACTTCAATCCGCTACCGCCGCCAGACACAATCAAGGACGACATTCTTTTCCGCGCCAAAGGCATATTTCTTCAGGTCAAGGACGCGGTAAAGAAAGAATCGAATACCGCGCTTGAATCGGTATTAGAGAGCCTTGCAGATGTTTTCCACCTGAAAGGCAAGGATGTTATAAGCGTCGAAGAGGCAAAGCAAATTTTCGGCGGTCTGAAAACTGCATTCAGCGATGTACTTTCCGGCATATCCGCGCTGAACGAGGCGGCTATTTCGGAACAGGAACGCCTTATTGCCGCACTGGATGAGCGGCTGCGAAAACAACAAGAGGTTGTGGATAAGGAGCAGGAGATCGCCGAAAAAGGACTTGCAAACAACGTAGCCAGCGAGAAAAAGCGCCTTGACGATTTGCAAAAACTGCGCGACGAAGCAGAGAAAAAGCGCCTGGAATTGCAGCGCAAGGCGGCACGGCAGCAGTTGCTTGTAGATTCGGCGCAGCAGATCAGCAGCCTTGCCACCGGCGCGGCAAACGTTTTGAAGGCCGAGTCAAACAAGGGTCTTTTGGGTGTCCTGTTTGCAATCGGCGCAATAGCAACGCTGTTTGCCGTATTCGCGAAGGCGAAAGCCACGGCTGCGAAGGCTTCGGAGATTCCGAAGTTCCGCAAGGGTACGAAACTACAAGGGCCGCCCCACGAACACGGCGGCCTCGCCATTTCGGACAGTGCCGGGCGGACAGTAGGCGAAGCCGAGGGTGGGGAGTGGCTTATCGGTTCGCAGCCGTCGCGGGAACACGACGCCTTCCTTAAGCGCCTGAACGCCGGGCAGTACCGGGGCGTTGACCTTGTGGCGGTAGCGAGCAAGGCGACGTACAACACGCCTTTAACCGGCATTGAGGGAAGGACGCAGGAAATGCAGCGACTACGGGCAGACGCGGAGCAGTCGCAGCACTTTGAGGCGCTTGTAAAGGCGTATGAGAAGGGGGCGTCGAAGATCGTGCGGGCAATAGAGGAAAAACCCATTCCGATGCCGTGGAAAGACGGGTACAGGCTTGAAAGGACAAAGGGCAATGTGACAACCATCGAAACCGTAACACCGGGATGACAGAAGAAATAATTGATACCTATATCGAAGCCGGTCAGGTCGTGGAAATCGTCCGCAAGCGGCTACTATTCTTTACCTGGACAGTTCGGCGCGTCGTGCGTTCATAAAAAATAGCGAATTTTCGCTAAAAAATATACAACAC